TCTTTTGAAAGATGACAGTTGAATTTAGCTCCATAGACAAATGATACCACTTAGTAGTAGTACTTATATTTATTATTATTAAGATATATTACTCTTTATTAGAAGTAATAATATTAACCTTTATCTCAGATATAGCTTCACCTTTTGTGGTAGTATCAACTCTCTCAGTCAGGTTGTTTAGTCTTTGAGTTATGGATGGATTGTATTGTCCAACCATGCCACCTGAGATTTGGTCTTCTCTGATTGTTCTCTTTATACGTGAACAGATAGCAACATAATCGCTATATCTTTCTCCTCTATTCTCAAAGTATTGATCTATACATCCAATAGCATCATAGCAATAGCAATAGAATCCTTCAAAGGTCAATGGTCTCTCAAGTAGCTCAAATTCTGATGTGCCATCTTTACCAACAAATGTATGTTTTTTACGAGGGTTATTCTTAGTCTCATTAACATAATTAGTGAACAGCTCCCACATAGTCTCAGGAGTCTCTATGTACTTCTTCTTATACATTGTCTGTATTAACCTTCTTTGTGCGTTTCTTTTTAACTGGTGTATCTATTGCCTTAAGAAATTCAGGTGATAAATCACTTTCAGATATTGGCCCTACAATTCCTTTGTACTCAATAACAGTAGACTCAGGAGCTGTGGCAGTCACTACCTCTTCAAAGATATGCTTAAGTCCAATAGTCTGATAGTATTTCACTTTAGTAAGGTCAAGGTTGTTGACTACGATAGTCTTAGTGCCTTTAAATCTGTCATAGATTTTCACTGTTTTACCTACAAATTCGGGTTTAATTGTGTATTCCATAATTTTTAGTCTTTATACCTATATTGTATCAGTTTTATATTTTGTTTTATTTCTTTGATTAGAAAAAATGCTGATGTGCTGTTGATGTTAAAGTACTTAGCCAGTGCAGTCTGAGTAGAGTGCCCTTTGTCATAGTACGCCTCAAATATAATTCTTTTTATCCGATCATCCAAAGAGTTGCGATATATCTCTACCATTGCCTTCTTGAAATTATAGCTCTCTTCTAAGTTCACTTTGTGCTCAATATCTGAGGAGTCATCTAATGAGTCACCTAGATACTCATGTGATCTATAGATATCATCTTTCTTTGTCCTTGATCCTTGCGTCCAAATAAGCTCATACTTGATAGTGTTAAGTAGATAGCTCTTTGCTTTGTCTTCTGTGACTTCATTCATTTCTAGCTTAACACAATGAAGGTAAGCATTATTAATGACAGCATCAGCTTCTATAGAGCTAGGGATTTTGAGTCGTTGAATGAAGTGCTTTGTGTATTTGAGCACCTCTGTGTAGTTATTCTGCAAGTATTGGTCAAGCATTCTTTTCATACCAGGATAAAAAGTCTTTATACCATACTTTTCTACGTACTGTAGAGCAAAAGCACTCTTTATCAATCACCTTAGTAGCCATGAATTTAACCATCTTGAGTTGATTCAATGACCTCTTAGTCATTATCTCTGACTCAGGTAAAGTTATGATTGACTCTATGAGTTGTATATCAGTTTCTGTAAGCATACTGCTGTGAGTGATGTGGCACAAGCCACTGTGAATGATTGTGAATAAATTAATGCAGTCCAAAATGACATACACTTCCAGCATCCTAGAGCAGTGTGTAGCCAGTCAGGCATAATGAATCTGTTAATGAAGTTCTGAATTGGCTCAAAGTTAACAAACCACCAGGTAGCTACTAATGAAGTAAAGAATGCTGTCATGTGTGTAAAGATACTAATTTTGAATATACCATTTAAACCATTTGTCATAAAATGCATCAGTGACAGTGTTACCACTCATAAATCTACACAGCTGTGAGTTATGCACTCCGATGTCCTCAGCTATGTGAGTCTGCTTATATCTGTTAGTTATTCTCATAGTAGTCTGCTCTATCATCCATTGCTTGATGGAGAAGTCTTTATCTGTTAAAATAGTGATAGTATAAATCTTTGATAAATCCATGTAGAAAATAAATTAAAATTAGTATTGAAACGATTGTGAGCCCTCTCTTGCCGAGAAAGTAGTGCATGCCATAAAAAAATAGCCCAAAGGTAGCCATTAGGCATAGCACTACTATGATGTACTTAACTAATCTCATTAGAATAGCTTAGATTTTACCTCAAGTACATTCAATGTATTGTAATGAGTTTCTTTGTATGCTTTACCTCTTAATTCAAACACAAGCTCTACTGTATCATTCACCTGGATAAAATCTAGTAGATATATCTTATCATTCACTAATTGGAATTTTACTTCTTGCGGATACTTATCATCAGGATCTCCTACTCTAAGGATAAATTCTTGCACTCTAAACGTTTCAGTTACTTGTTTTGCGGGCAATTTAGTGATGATTGCTCCTTCTAATTTAAATTGATTCATATTATTTGTTTTTGATATAATTACTTAATTGTTTCTCTTCATGCTTGATAGCTTTTTTTACATTTTTAAGTTGTTTTTTAGCTAACTCAATATTGTTAATTGTAAATTCTTTCTTTAAATGTAGCTCTTCAATTAAAAACTCTTGTCCTTCAATCCATAAGTCTACTGACTTTTTAAAATCTTCATTCATATTATTTGTTTTAATTGTTACTAAAAAAACCCCTCCAACTGTATTGTAATTTAATTTGCAGACTTCGAGTAACTGGAGGGGTAGACTTTGCCGAGCCTCTATACTACTTTCTCAGGGAATGGGACCTCAAGTCTCATTTTCTGTACTTCAATCTCTGCTCTTATTGTCAGAGCTTTTGCATACTCATCAGCCATAGCTGCTATAGTTGAATGAGGATGTACGTACTCAGCTTCATAGCCATTTCCGATTGCTGATAACAAGCCTTGCATTGCAGCAATCATTGCTTGTTGATAAAATTCTTTTTCTGTCATTTTGTTAATTTATATAGGTTTAAAAATCTCGCTGTGCTACACTTGAACTCTTTCATAGGGTTATCTGTAGTAGCTTGAGTCACTTGATAGATGACCATTCCTTCTTTCTCTGAGATAGGAACAACCAACTGCTCTCTAGTCTCGTTTTTGTACGTTTTGTTTACTTGTATCATTTTATATTGTTTAAATTATTGAATTCTTCTTTGCTTACCTTTTTTATGTCAAGTTGGTCAATGTTAGCTGTAAGATTAATACAGTAGTCATGACCTTGCTTGTTGAATATTCTAGCTGAATAGTGAGCATACTCCATATTTTCTAGACATGTGTCAATTATGAAATAGAATTTTTCCATTATTTACAGTTTAATTGTACAAAATATTCATTGTAGTACTCAGTACAAGCTAAAAGACGCGCTCTAATGGACTCTTCTGTTGAAATGTTACGTTCATACTGTAATACTGTGATTCGTTTCTTAGGGTCAATGTGAGCTACCTTATGAATAGATTTGTTATCCCAATCAGAAAGCAAGAAGTCATCAGTGTCAATCATGCAGTAGATTAGCTCAGCTGATTGCTTATCACAAAGCATCATGTAGCCTCTTAGTTGCCACTCATAGTCTTTGTTGATTCCTTCTGCTGAGATAGCTGGGAAAGTCTCTAAGGACCATGAAGTTTTTATATCAATGATTGAATTGTCTAAAATGATGTCAGGTGTACCGATTAGGCAGTCATTCTCAATAGTTTCTTCATTCTTGATATAGAACGTGTCTCTTACCTGATTGACTAACTCTATAGACTCGTGCTCCCAGTCAGTGCCTTTCTGCATTGCTTTAGTAGAGATAAAAGAGTTATATCCAAAGAAGTCCTCTTTTGCCTTGCTAGCGATATAAGACTTAGTAGTCTGTGATAGTGTCTCTGACTTAGTGCGTGACTCAGTCATAAGTTTACCTAGGGATGAGGGGTGCCATTTCATAGTGCTTGTATTTGTGTTTTGGTTAAATTGAAATCTGCTTTTAATTTCTCTGCTGTGTACTTGCCTGACTCAATAGATTTAAGAGCTTCTTTAAATCTGTCATCTGTTAGCGTTGGTTTAGTGGTTGCTGCTACTGAGTTACCATCATCATCTACAGCTTGAAGGCTCAGAAGGGATTGAAGTGTTGCTCTACGATAGTAAGTCGTTGCACTAATCATTTTTTGTGGATCAATATTGTCAGGTAGTGTCAACCATGACTCAATCATTTCACCAGTCTCAATGTCAATTATCTGAGTGCTCAGTATCTTGTCATGGATAGGTTGTAATAGGAGCAGTCCATTCTCATGAAGGATAGGCTCAACTGTTTCTAGCAATGCATTGATGTCAGCATAGCTCTTTTTAAAGTGAGGATTGGTGGAGTTTTTCACTACCTTGCCAATGCTCATTTTTGCCTTGTGAATCTTAGTCCACAATGGCACTTTGGTTACTTCTGTTTGCATGTATTTGTTTTTAATTGTTTACAAATGTAATAATAATTTTTAGATGTGCAACTAATTTCTGTGATAACTTTTATTTTTTTTTATTAAACTTATTATTGAAATAGATACATTATATTCAATTGATAAATCTTTTACTATTCCCCAATAAGCATTTTTTAATTTTTCCTTTATTTCAATTACTTGAGATTCTTTTAATTTTCTATTTGGGTTTAATCTACCATTTTTTTCATATCCATGAAATGAATTATAAGAATAAGAGCACCATTCCAAATTAGATATATCATTATTTAATGGATTTCCATCTTTATGATTAACACATTTTTCATTATTAGGATTATCAATAAAATAAATTGCAATAAGTCTATGAAGTGAGGTGTTTTTTGTTTTACCTTCTTTTGATAAACCATACATATAATATCCTTTTAAATTAATTGATTTTTTAATCAGCTTATCAATAGTAGTAAAAGTACCTGGTGTTTTTCTTTTTAAAGATTTAACTTCACCTTTTTTGTTAACTTGATATATTCCTTCATATCCAATTATATCTTTCCAAACTTTCATAAATAAAAAAACCCCATCAATCAGAGGTGGACGTCTCATCATGACAGGGATTTATTAATTTCTTATTAGTAGCGTCCACTCTACGAATACAAATATACTAATTTTTACTTATAAAATCATCATACCAAACAACAAAATCATCAAAATTTCTCATAATAACATACACACCTTTAGCCTTTTCAATAGATTCTTGATATTTCTTTTGAACATCACTTTGTTTATCTTTTTGCTTCACCTCAATCTTGACTGACTTGCCATTTATAGTAGCTGAGATGTCAGCTGTTCCCTTAGTACCTTGACCTGGTGTCCACTTACCAGGCAGTCTCTTTGTGTAAGCAATTTCACCAGTGCCAACTTCAATCTTGTTACCTTCTCTGTATTGCCCTTGATTACCAATTCTCTCAGCTTGATTGCCAGTAGCATTGATGTAAAAAATTATTGACTTAGTCAGACTGTTAGCCGAGTTATCTGACCATTCTGTTAGTGCTAAGTACTTTGGATTCATTGATGACTTAGCCATCATGGTCTCAAGCTCTAAAGCTTTGAGTTTAGCTTTGTTTTCTTTGGTCATAGCTCTGAAAAAATTATGTATCTACCTTTGTGATTTTTATCTTTTGAAATTTTATAGCCTTTATGCTTAGCATACTCAAGTAGCCATTTAGAGAAACGTTGAGGAGTCATGTCTTTATAATTGTAATCTACCTCAAATGAACTTAATAATTCGCTGTTATAATAGATTACATCTTTAACAAGTTCATTCTCACTAATGAAGTCATAAAAGTCCTTGCTAGTAGCTTGAATAAATCTCTTTGCATCAGCATTGATTCCTATTGACTTAGTAAGTCCTTCTCTTAAGTATAGCTGTAGATTCTTTATCATGTAATTATCAAATCTTAGCCAGTCATCTGTGCTCCATTGGTCAAATAATAGCTTGCCATAATGCTTAAGTGGAGAGTTAGTAGAGTTAAAGTACTGAAAAAACTCAATCTCATGTCTTCTACGATCATGACTACCTCCAGCACCCTGAATAACATAGTTAGTAGTTATGACTATTTTAGGTGACCTTTCAAATGGAATAAATACCTCATCTTTATTTTTGCGATTGACAGTAATTCCTTCAGATACTATCATGAATAATTGCTCAAAGTTAAAATTCTTAACAACGTCATCAAATGCTAGAATCTGAGTATCTAAATTGACTCTTTGATATAAAAAATCTGACTTAGTAGGATTGTAAAGTTTACCATCTATCTTGACTGTCTTTCTAATGTGATTCAAAGCAGTCAACATTA